GGAATGTCAGCGCTGAACCCATAGACGCGAACTTGGTTAGGGGTATAACCCCGTGGCCAAGCACATCAGCCTTCGAGCTGCGACAAGCGTCTACCGCCTCCGCAAGGAGGGGGTATCCATCGAGCAGCAACTGTACCTGCTGATTCGAGACACGATCGGAAGCCTCTTTGAGGTCCAAGGTCGCGAGGGATCCGTTTTCTGATCCCTCTCTAGCAAGGCGATGGTTTGCCTCGCTAGATGACCATCCGATCAAAGCACGTAAGAAGTGGTTAGCTTCAATATGCTTCACGAAGCACCGCATCAGGCCTTGCTGCATATATTGCATGCAGGTCGGCTCAATGGCGATAATTCGCGGCGTCTTGAGCGTTTTAGGGACGGCTACGACCCGAACGGGCCGTTCGTCCTCAGGTTCGAGGAAGTTAACAGCATCCAGCTCGTCGAAATGACGATGTGAAGGAATGAGGTAATCTGCAATTGGAAATGCAGCCTCCGCCCTCACGGGCCACTCAGTCGGAATCCACTTGGCATTGCCAAGTTTCCGATCAGCAGTTGCCCCTGGACCATGCACAGGAACGAGCGTTAAATCTCGTACCTCGCATTGAACCCTGTAAAACAGGTCGCTGTATAGGAGAGTGCGAATGCGACGGAATTGATTCCTCCGTCGTTCAGCTTCCGCTGTGGCGCTAAATAGCACCTCATCGGACTCCTTAACTTCCTTCTCACACTCGATGTATGCCTTGAAGGCCGATAACTCCCTCTCAGGAGTACACGGCCTCGCCACCTTACCAAACATCAGAGTAATCTGACGTACGGCCCAGATGGCGTGCAAGTTCGGCTCATCGAGCAATCGACCAGTAACGCGGTCGAAGACAAGCTCAAGGAAACCCGAGAACAACTTCGGGAGACCGCTTGTAAAGGAAAATCCTTTAAACAAGTCGTGAGTTACCTGCCCGTTGTCAAGAGCTCTTTCGAACCCCTGACAATACGCAGGTAGAGTGATAGTCAGAAAACTATCACCCTCGTCTTCAACACGACGAGAGATGTATTCTAGATCTCTCGTGACGCTGGTGTCGCACCAACGCCCTACATCGTAGAGCGCTTCTCTCAAGATCAGCATAAGGCTTTTCATCAACTCGTCCCTTCCGGGGCGTAGGTGAATCCATAGCTTTTCTGATCGCTAGTGGGCCTGGATTTCTATATCCAGGCCCACCCTACAGAGGAGCGTTGCTCCCCTCCCCTGTACATCACTGGCTTTGTAAAGGCCAGCCGCAGAAGTGGATTAGTTCTCTCCACCAAGCAGCTTTGTGATGTTCGCGCCACTCGTAGCCTGCAAGTTGGCCAGGAAGCCGTCAATGACAGCCTTCTGCTCAGCGATCGTGTAACCGACCTTAGGAACATCCACAACAAGGTAAAAAGCCATGTTGTACGGAGTGTTCTGGGCCGGGAACAGCGGATCGGCAGCGTACTTCGAGTGGTCGATACGGATCGTCCGACGGTTGCGCTTCCCGTACTGGGAAGACACAGAGACACGAATACTGCCATCGTCCTTTTGGAACGAGCCAGTGTTCTGCCCTGACGCGACTCGCGCGAGCGAGTGCGCCGTGCCGGAGATCGTAACAGACTGGGGATCTGCGAACATGAAAAGCACTAACCTTTCGAGTTGGCCGACTGGAGTATGTTTGTATCCAGTCAGCGGATGCCTCCTACACCATCTTTAGTGTAGGGTGTTCGGAGCCTTGGTTAATCCAAGAGAACCGAGAATGCTCCATTGCCTAGCAGTATAACTGTTAGGGTTGGAGCTGAATCCGTAGGGATTGGCGCGTAGTCGAGTTGTGGATTCATTCACATACTGACTAGGCCAACATTGGGGGCCATAACCATTTAGGTTTGCCCCAGTAATGTCGATGTGGTGTACGTAACGAGCTTTACGTGTTACGTAACCCCATGCCAATACAAGCCCGTCGGAAGCAAGGGACTCGGCGTTCGAAAGAACATTGCCGAAGTTCCAGTGCCAATCAGCGAGCCATGACCATGGCGCAAGGTTCCAGACCACTTCTGGTGTGAGCTTGAAGCCAAACAACCGTTGGGCTTCAGCGGCACGTCTACGCAACCTGCCCCAGGATTCAGAATCCGAGGGCAATTTGTACATGAACGCGCCGGAGAACCTGTAAGATTCTTTCTTTACAAGGTACTCACTCCTGGAACCATTGCTCCCCCCTGTCCCGATCCAGCATTTGTTTACTGCTGA